TGTGCTTCATGGACCGGATGTCCATGAACCGCGGTACTGAGCGTCTCCTGCAACGTGCTGAGACAGAGAAGCGCCCCTGGTTCGTGATTGGCAACGCCAGCGACCGGAGGCAATCCCCGGTGGAGGGTTAACGGTCACACCCCCTCTGTACCCTTAGCAGCATGGCAACCAAGACCAAGACCAAGCCGAAGCTGGATCTCAAGGGCCTGCGCCAGGAGGTGCGCGAGTGGTACGCCCTCAAGCGTCAGGATGCCCTGCTGGCACCCAAGCTGAAGAGAGGCACCGACCGGTTCAAGGAACTCCTGGGAATATATGGAGAGAAGGATCCCTCAGACGGCTCTATTTATCTGGATCTGGAAGAGCCGATGGGGGACCAGCGCATCCAGTTCTTGAAGAACCTGTGCGTGGTGTCCAAGAACATCGACGTGGAGGTGGCCCAGGAAATCCTGGAGTCAAAGGGCATCTGGGAGGAGATGTCGGAAGAGATCCGCGTCCCCGATGAGAGCCGGATCGCCGCTGCCTATTACGACAACCGCCTCAACGATGACGAGTTCGCCCGCATGTTCCCAGCAGTCACTTCATATCGCTTCTTCCTGTTGGACGAAGATCGGAAGCCAGTTCGGGCATGACCGGGAGCGCCCTCTGCCGGCCCGACTACGAGCACGAACTCATGGCTGCCTTCGGCACCCTCCAGGATGAGTACTACCCCGGCTCCAAGCGCAAGCGCCGGGAGTCCCTGGAGATGCGCCAGGAGCGGGTCAAGGCCGAGAAGGCCCAGGCCAGGGAGGAAGAGTCCTGGGACGCCCACCCCCTGAAGAAGTGGGTCAAGGGCGTCGAGTATGAGATGTTCCCCATCGGTGCCCTGGCGAAGGCCCTGGGCCGCGACAGCAACACCCTCCGCGCCTGGATACGGAAGGGCTGGCTACCACGCAACACCTATCAGACCGCCCCGGTCGTTGGGTCCAGGGGTGACGCCGGTCGTCGCCTCTGGACTCGGCGGCAGATCGAAGGGATCGTCCGGATAGCGAAGGAGGAGGGCCTCCTGGATCCCAAGCCACCGCGCCTGGTGGAGACCGCCTTCACCAGGCGGGTGGTAGCGGCCTGGAGGTCGTGGCTATGAAGCTCTCCAAGAACATCCGCTACCTCGTGAGGGTCCGCGATTACGAGACCGTCCACGTCGAGGTGGGAGCAGAGGCAGACCACCACGACATGGGCTGGAGCGATGAGGACTGGGCCGCACTGGGCGAGACCAGGGCCTCCTGGATCGACCAGCTAGAGCTACTGGTCATCACCGAAGTGGAGAGGCTAGCCCGAGAAGAACTGTCCCAGATCGCTCGATGGAGCGAGATCTCACCCAACATTGCCGAAGACTTCCTGTCCTCTGCACCCCTGTCCCCTGTACCACCACATGCAAGGAGCCAACATGGCACAGCCAAGAAGGCTGGTTCGACCGCGACCAGCAGAAGAGTACGACGAAGCCCCTCCGGAGGAAGGACGCCGCCGTCTGCGGCGTGAGGAGCCGCCCTCCACCCTCCGATCCAACCGCCCCCATCCCTCCGAGCGCCGGCCTACCCGTGACGAAGCCGATGACGACCGCGGTCTGGCCGTCGCCAAGGGTTGGGGTGGCTACAAGCGCACCAAGGCCAACGCCCCCTCCCAGTGGACGAAGCTGTACAAGGTGCCCGACGAAGAGGGCCTGATCATGTTCCTGGAGGACGGCCCATATGCGTCATTTTTGATGCATTGGTGCGAGTGGATGCCCAGAGGCAGCCGGCTCAGCTATGTGTGCCTCCAGGAGGATTGCCCGCTCGACGGTGTCGATCCCAAGCCTGCGGCCCGCATCCGGTTCAACATCCTGGACTGCGGTGGTGACACGCCCATCCTGGTGACGTTTGAGTGTGGTGTCTCGGTGACCGAGATGCTGGAAGAGTATTCTGAGGATGAATCCCTGAGTGGCCGGTACTTCGCCGTAGCCATGAAGGGACCGAAGAACTCCAAGCGCACTCAGATCCGCCCCGTAAAAATCCGTGACCTCAAAGAGGACTGGGATTTTGAAGCATTGACCGAAGACGAGGTCGCCAAGTTTGACGACCGTCTTTGGGACGACACATCCCTCGACGTTGCTTCCAAGGCAGAGCTACAAAAAGTGGCCGATGCCTTCAACGAGTAAGGGTCCGAACGATGGTGCCGGCAAGGCCCGCCGTCGTGTCGGAAAGGGGAGGGGGCCGGTACCCGCCACCGGCCCCTTCCCTCAACATCCCGAAGTGTGACCTTGTCTGGATCACACCGGGACAGACTGCGGGGGACTGGAACTACGGGGGCGGGGCGCAACATCGGCGCTGCATCCTGCTCATCGACCACGAAGGGGATCACGATACTGGCGAGGGGGAGCGGGACCGCAACGTGGTCAACCGCTCCAGGTACAAGTGGGGGGCACGCGGCTTCACCACCGAGCAGGTCTATCGATCCGAGACCATCAGGATCGAATGGGAGGCGCGGAACCGCCCCCAACCCATCAAGAAGCTCAAGGACTTCCACGAGTTTGAGTCCTGGGTGGAGGCCGGCTGCCCAGGTGTGCGCCGGCCCGTCGAGCGGGGCTGCGGCCCCATCGCCACCATTCGCACCATGGAGCAGCTAAGAGAAGTGGTGGAGATCTACTCGGCATTTTCCGAGTTCGCCTTCGACGTAGAGACCCGCGGTAGCCGGCGGGTTCGCATGCTGCAACCGGGTCGGAGAGTGCTATCGAGATACGCGGAACAGACCTCGCCCTGCCTGGCCTGTGGCAACCCCATCTCTTCCAGGCGGCGGGCCTACTGCTCCGACCTATGCCGCAAGACGGCTGACAAGGACAAGCCGGCCCTCGACACCCGAACCAACGAGGTTTGGTGTCTATCCCTCGCCGGCCCAGGCGTGTCTCACGTCATACCCATGGGGCACCCCGACAAACGCCAGCAGCTACATCGGGCCGATGTTTTTGAGGCCCTGCGCCCGTTGTTCTTCTCCAGCCGGCGCAAGATCAATCAGAACGTCGGGTTCGACTTGTTGAGCATCGCCAAGTACTACGAGGGCAAGATCCCACCCCCGCCCTACGCCGACATCATGACCATGGTGTTCTTGATCAACGAGAACCTTCAGTCCTACCGGCTGGAGGCCCTCACCAAGCACTACCTGGGCTACAAGTACGCCGAGAAGTTGGGCGAGGAAGCGTACAACGTCGAGTGGAAGCGGGCCATGAGGTACTCGATCATCGACGCCAAGATGGCCTGGATGCTGTGGTGGAAGCTCCATCACATCCTGGAGGAGAAGGCGAAGCTGGGCGAACTCTTCGACCTGGAGATGAATGTGCTCCAGGTACTACTTGCCATGCGCCAACAGGGCGCCTACGTCGACATCAACGGCTTCCGGACACTACGTCCCAAGCTGGAGTCTCAGCTAGAGGAGATCGAAGAGCGCATCCGGTCCATGGTGGGCCACGAGATCAATCTCAACAGCACCCAGCAGCTGGGCAAGTGGCTCTACGACGAACTGAAGCTGCCCTGCCTCTGGGAGACGGCGACCGGCCAGCGCTCCACCGCCGCCGCCGCCCTCAAGACCCTGGCCCGACGGCACGAGGCCCCCCGACGTGTCCTGGAGTACAAGGAAGTCAACAAGCTGCTGTCCACCTACGTGGTCGGGTTCATCCCCACCATCGATGACGACTCGCGCATCCGGGCCAGCTTCAACCAGGCCGTTGCCCGAACGGGCAGGCTCAGTTGCGTATCGGGCAACACCGAACTCTTCACGTCGAGAGGGTCATTCCGATTCAAGGACTACCTGCCCCTGGAGGGTGATCTCGTCCAGACTCACACCGGGGCCTGGAAGCCCGTGATTCGGAAGATTTATCGTGGCCTTGACAGAACCTACCGAGTTGAGTTGAATAGCGGAGCAGCCCTTGTAGCCACCGCAGACCATCGCATCCTGACGCCACAGGGCTGGACAGCTATCGGTGATCTCGCACCTGGGAGCACGGTCTACCACTATGTCGGTCTCCAAGAAATACGTGGGCGACTCCCACAACGTGAACCGAGTGCTGGAGATCTACTGTGGGCCGGATCGACCAACACTGATCGAAGTGGCAGACCAAGTAGGTACGACCTGGCACAACGTCCAGTACATCGTGAACACCCACCTGTCGCCCGAGAAACTGAAAGCCGAACAGGCTCTCCGGTACTCACGGTCGAAGACCGGCAGCAAGAACCCTATGACGGGCAAGAGTGGTTCCCGGCACCACAACTACCAGGGCGAGGTCTCCGCTGGGCACGGTTATCTCCAGCAGAAGGAGAACGGGAAGTACATCCTGGTTCACCGGAAAGTGGGAGCGAGGCTGCTACAGATGAAGGAGTTACCGGACAACTTGATCGTTCACCACATCGACGGGGACAAAACCAACAACGACCTGGACAATCTAGCCGTGATGACGGCGGCGGCACACTCCCGACTTCACGCCCAGTTACGTGGCTGGAGACTACGGTCAAAAAAGTTGACTTTGTGGGAACAGCAGGTGTCTGGGACATAGAGGTAGCCGAAAACCATTCGTATCTTGTTCAAGGATTTATTTCTCATAACTGTAGCCAACCGAATCTCCAGAACATCCCGGCCAGGTACAAGGAGACCGTCGAAGCCACCTTGATACGCCAACTCTTCACGGCGCCACGCGGCCGGGTGCTGGTCGTGGCCGACTACAGCCAGATCGAGCTACGTGTCCTGGCG